ACGTAAGCACAAGAAGGATATCTCCGACAACCCGAGGGCCTTGCGTCGCTTGAGAACTGCGTGTGAACGTGCCAAGCGAACCCTGTCTTCCACGACCCAATCAGCGATCGAGATTGATTCGCTGTACGAAGGTATTGATTTTTACACGTCTATTACGCGTGCACGTTTCGAGGAGCTGAACGCAGACCTATTCAGAAAGTGTATGGAACCGGTAGAAAAGGTCATCAAGGATGCGAAGATGGATAAGTCGATGGTCCAAGAGGTCGTTCTCGTCGGTGGATCTACGCGCATTCCCAAAATTCAACAGATGTTGTCTGATTATTTCAACGGTAAAGAACTCAACAAGTCTATCAACCCTGATGAAGCGGTCGCGTACGGTGCAGCCGTACAAGCCGCAATTCTTTCGGGTGTGACTGATAACGCTGTGCAGGATCTACTGCTTCTTGACGTCACTCCGGTATCTATGGGTATCGAAACTGCCGGAGGAGTGATGACTAATCTTGTTGATAGGAATACTACAATTCCGACTAAGAAGGAACAAGTGTTCTCCACGTATTCCGATAACCAACCCTCGGTCCATGTTCAGGTCTACGAAGGTGAGCGCGCACGTGCAGTTGATAACCATCTCCTAGGAAAGTTCGATTTGAACGGTATTACTCCTGCACCCCGAGGCGTCCCACAAATTACCGTGACGTTTGACATCGACGCGAACGGAATTCTTAACGTGAGTGCCGAGGATAAGGCATCCGGAAAGTCGCATAAGATCGTTATCACCAACGATAAGGGGCGACTCTCCAAGGATGACATCGAACGTATGGTGAACGACGCTGAGAAGTACAAAGAAGAAGACGACAAGTACCGCGAGAAGGTTGAAGCTATTAACGCATTCGAAGCGAATGTCTTCGGTGTGAAGAGTATGATCGACCAGTTGAGCGACGACGATAAGAAGGCGGTCGAGGAGAAGGTTACTGAGACCATCTCGTGGATAGATAATAACAGATCTGCGGAACTCGACGAAATTGAACACATGCAGAAAGAGTTTAGAGACTTTGTTGATCCCATTATTTCCAAGCCAAAAACTGACGCAGAGCCCGGTACAGCCACTGGTCCTGAAATTGAAGAGCTTGATTAATCACACCTAAGTAATTTAAAGATTTCAAACAAAATAAGACTGTAAAAAAATGAACATTCATTCCCTTACCGACACTGTTTTTCCTCTTGTTACCCAATACAAAGATGAAGAATATATCGAGTTAGAGTTTCGTCTCGGAAAGTTCAACGGTACTATGTTTGACACGAACATTGGCAAATCTACCCACGATCACATCATGCGAGGCCTTTCTAAGTACACGGGATGGGATCGTATTATCGCATCCGAAGAGGAAGTATTTTACCGCAGCAGCGATGGCGTACGCATTTCCGTTGACTCCGCCACCGGGGATGAAGTTATCGTCCAGAAAGATCGAATCAAGAACCATGATCTGAAGCACCTAGGAAACGTACCTTTCGACATCCGTTTCAGCATTTCCAAGGAGCTCCCGCTCCCCGAAGACACTGATCGCGATATGGACAAAAAGAAGACCAAGAAACGCGTGTCGTTTATTCGTAAGAATGTGTCTATCGATATGACGATCGTAACTGGTGATAGTCATGATATGGACTCAGAAGACCCTATGTCGTATCAGATGGAATTCGAAGTGATCGACGCTGCCTCGTGCGACACGAAGGATGACCTGTTCAAAGTCCTCCACAAGATTAACGATGTATTTAATATGTTGAGTACTAACAGATGATAGCGTTCCTGCTTCTCGTTGCATTATTCATCATACTACACAACGCGAGTCAAAATCAGGGCGAGGAGGTGGGTGTGCTTGGGTATAAAACCAAGTTTTTTCATGTTTCCGCAGGCGCTTCGAAGCGTACGTACGAAAAAATGAAATACGATGGTATGCATCCCGATCAATTAAAGGAGTTTATCATGTTGGAGGATCAATTTGTGCGTTTGGTTCGTATGGCAGTGTGTGCAGGTATTTCGCGGAGAAACCAGGGGTACGCCTTATCCGACGAAATTAAGGAGAAGTTTAAACCATACGACTTTGAGTATCACGTAGCACTCTTAAAACAAATAGCCGAACCCCATAAAGTTATAATTCAAAATATAAGATGTTAAGCATGTTCAATAAAGCGCGTCGATGTGGACCGGGTGTTAGTCTAGGAATATTGTCGAATATATAGATAACCAACCACGTATCATCCAGTCTTTCCCTATTCTCGTCTATCCATTTACGCCCATCTTCCGCTTCTATAAATTCCCATGAACACAGGAACTCACGTTCTAGGGTACCCATTCCCCAGTCTTTATCTTGGTCTCGTTCCTTTCGGATGTATGCACAAATAGTGTAAAAAATACTATCGAGTAATGATTCGCGTATACGTTTACCCCATCGAGGGTTTTCCTCGTCTACGCGAAACTCATCGTGTCTGTATAATGATTTGACGTGATCAACAAAGAGTTGTCTGCTATCGTCCATATTCTTACATATCAACTATTCTTTATAATTGTTCCACCTTCGTACCCTTGGGGAAGCGATTGAGCCCCTTAGGTGAGTTCTTCTTAGGTGACGGGGTGGCCACATTCATCACACCCTCGAGCTCGGCGGCGAGGTTATTGTTGAGATTGTTCAGCTTGTTATTCAACTGCTTCTGCCTCTGGAACTTCCATGTACGCACCGTGTCACGCTTGACCTTGTTCACGTTGGTCTTGAAGGGTAATCCATTCTTCTTATTCTTTTTGAGACTAAGAGCGTTGATCACCTTCTTCATGTCGGCGACGTCGGAATTTAAAGAAGGCATCACGTTCTTATACTTCTTCAGCCATCGCTTACCGTATAATTCTTTGATATCTTCCCTGATAGCCTTATTAGTGAGACGACGCTTGTCTAACTTCTTCGCGATATTCGCAGTCCTCGAAGCAGGCGCTGCCGCTACCTTAGGCTTTCTACCTCTCCTCTTAGGAGGTGCGGCCTTAGGCATTTGGAGCTTCTTGCACAGTGTATCCACGGTATCACTGTCTACCACACTCACACCTCGAGCTATCGCTATTTGCACGAGCTCATCCTTCTTGTACGCTCGGCAGGGTTTGTTACCAACCTTGAACGTACCGAACGCACGATCCTTAATTTTTTCACATATGGCAGGCTTCGTCGTCTTACTCGTGATGTCGACAATACCCATCTTTTCCGCAACTGCGACGAGCTTCGGACGAGCAACAGTGAGACACTTACGAGGACCCACCTTTATAGCATTCTGACCGTTGAGATACTTGATGTTGGTATTCTTGTTAGTAAGCGTAGCAGCCTTATTCTTCGGACGAGTCGTTTTCTTGACAGCCGCCGCGGGCATGTTCGCGCTCGGTTTTATCATACCCATAATCCACATGGTTTTCACGAGATCATACCCTATGGGGTTATAGGCATCGTGTAAGCTCTTGACAGTCTTAGCACCTAAAACTTGTATCTTACCGGAAGTAAAAAGTTGGAAATTGTTACCGTAATACGTCATCTTTAGCGCGGGTCTAAGCTCGGGCTCGTAGTTTACGTTACGAGACTTGGCGAAAGCCTGTGCAACCTTGGTGAGATTAATGGCACCCTGAACTTGAAACGTACCCACGAGTGCATAGTAACGAATGGGGTTGTATAAAAACTTATACTTTGATGCATAGTTATCGACGATAAACTTACGAATCATCTCCGGTTGCCTCGAGTTGTTGTCGATGATACCGCCGGCGACCTGCATCTTTCCATTGGTGTAGATCTTCACGAGTAACTTTTGCTTCTTACCCCCTAGGTACGTGAAGCCGTCGATTTGTGCGACGAAGTATTTATGCCTATTTTTAGCATTCTTGTTAGGCGCGACCGTAAACGTATGCTTAGCGCCTATTTGCATACGACCGTATAACAGTTTAATCGCGTTCACTTCAATTTCAAAATCAGAACCGCGTGCGATGGGGCGCCTCTTAATAGGCTTTTTATAAAGAATTTCCGTAACGTTTACAGCGTAATTACCGGCCTTGGCATCTACATTAACCATACCGTTAAAGACGCCCATTTGTAGAGGAGATATCTTCATCTTCGAGAGATTGGCAGCCTTCAACTTGTTACCGACCATTCTCTGTATTCGTGCTTGTATATTGTTTTGCTTCAGTCGTGTCGCGTTAGCGCGTAGACTGTTTTTTTCGCGGTTTGTGAGATAAGGTGCCTGCCGTATCAGGTTTTGGGCGGTAGGCGAAGAATTATTATTTTTTTCAAACTCGTTGAATAAACCCATATATTAAGTAAACATTTTAATCGTCTAATTCCTGTCCATCGGTATCAACCATCGTCTGTGTAGAGATTGAAGACTCCATGTACACCTGCTGCTGTGGTGCTACCTCTTGTGGGGTCACATTAACCACATCAAGACCAATAACCCACATGGAGTTCCTATGTTCTGCACCCTTCTTAGGTTGTTGCTGTGTGATACCACACCTCGTGTACTCCGTAGAATCATCATCTCCTAGCTTTTCTACACTAATGCCACGCTCTCCGAAAGGACCTGCCCAAATGTCGGAGTTGATCGTCCTCGATTTACCTTCCTTCATACAGTATGCGGCAAACTCGTCCTTGAAGAAAGACAGTGGACACTTCTTGTCTTCGCCATATTCGATATGGGGTGACTCCATGAAACTCAGTAGAGGGCTGACAGCCGCCGCGACCTGCGTCTTCACCTTCTCGAAATACAGGGGAAGAATGTTCCAGATGGCGTCGTTCTTGTGTGCCTGTGCCTTCTCGAGATACGCGCGCACGCACTTTTGCAGGATATTCGGAAGCTCCTCTTCGAGACGATCTTCCAGAGTCGGGTCGGCTTCCTTAACTTTCTTCCTAAAATCGATCGTGATGAGACGTCGCAAAACGCTACCAGAGTTGTCTCTCCAACCAGGGATCTCGTTACCACCCAGAATACCCGGAGACTTCCACACGAACGTCTTGGCTTTCTCATGCTTCACAGCGATAGAAACGTCTTCACCCGAAACCACAGACTGAAACTCTGCCTGCTCGAGTGCCAAATCACCCTTGATCTCTGGCGCGATAAACATGTAGGAATCATAGATGGATGACAGACCAAACTTCCTCTCAACGTTGTTCGAGAGTGTTCGCACGTCGTCGGGTGTGTAGAACTTACGGCACACCTTCGTAATGATAGTAGACTTACCAGACTGGGCCACACCCTTAAGGAATGGGATACACTGCCACTTGTCAATCTCGTTCACATCGAAGCACAGGCGTCCACATAAGATATACATCCACTCGATCACATCCTTTTCGAACTTTTGGTACGTGAGAATTCTATCGAAGTTGGGTGTTGGGATATCTCTCCAGTCAGCATCATTGTAGTTGTTAAACTCCTGGTCGAAGTATTTGCAGCTGACAATAGTTTTGTCGAGTGTCTTAAACTCTTTAGACGTGTACGGATAGAAGACAGCCCGGTAAAACTTTTCATCGTCTGTGGACTTATCGGGTACGAGCTCCTTACCAATGAAGATACCGTTGCTAAAAGACCAGACCTGGCGATGCTTTCTAATCTCCGGAAACTGCATATCCTTTGTCTTGGAAAGGTGACGAATAAGATCGCCATGTGTAGAAGGACTCATAGTCATATTCTTCCACAGTTCGTATAATTGTTCTTTTTTGCTAGCCGAATATACGTAATCTTGAATACTTTCAAAAACCTCCCACGCTCGAGTGCTCGCACCATCCTTCGTCTTAATCTCCCTACAACAGTTCTCCTTGTATCGTTTGATCTGTCGATCGTATAGATCCTTGAGTAACTGTAACATAGCCTGTTGATACGGCTTCAGCTCCTGAATATCCTTAATAGTCGAGTTCCTGAAAATAGACGGGTCAGACTCTGGGTCCACTGGCACAGCGTTAGGATTGTTGGAAAAGTCGTGGATACGGAAAACACTAAACGTGAGTCTCCAGGCATCTTGCACACGATCGATCATTCGATTAATTCGAGTTGCCAGGGTAACTTCTTTGATGTCGTCATCGTCGAAGTCACATTCGGTATCCTTCTCGAGAGTACGTGCACGATGGTATGCATCACACAGGCGTTCGATCATGAAAGTACGGACACGTTCGACCTCCCCAATATCGATAGACGTGGGGAGACCATTATCTTTAGGTTGTGAAGGGTCGAAAAATACATCAAAACCTATATGAAGAGACTCGGCTGCAGTGAGCTTGTCGTTGATTCTGAGTTTCTTCTCGGAAGGCTGAATAATAATTTTCATCAGCTGATCTATATCCATATTCATAATATTCTCAGTCCAGAAAGTGCTATTATGATCATGAAAATTGCATGTGTCGTCAATGGAATGGATCGGACCCTGCATTTATAATATTAGGATTCATTTTTCTAAGCCTCATTTTTCTTCTGAAGGGTGTTGAGAAGTTTGATAAAAATTTTGTTCTGAATTTCCATTTGCTGTCCGATATAGACGAGAGCAGTACACACCGTGTCACCCTCGGGGGTCGTAAGGGTCTGACCGAGCAAATTTTCCATAGGGGAGAAATCGTCGTCATCCTCGGGGAAATCTTCAGGATCGTACTCGGTGAGATCGACCCCCTCGACCTCCTGGTCGGGTAAAATTTCGGATTCGGATTCAGTCTCGGTCTCGGTCTCGGGTTCGATCGTCTCAGGCTGTGTAGACATTTATGGTAGGCTCAGGAAAAATCGAGTGCGAAATTTCGCACTTTACCCGAAATTATTTTCTCTGCCTATAGTACAACTACTCTCAAAATGGCTGGCGGTCTTATGCAACTTGTCGCATACGGCGCCCAAGATGTCTATCTCACTGGTAACCCTAAGGTTACTTTCTTCCAGGCGGTTTACAAGCGCCACACTAACTTCGCTATGGAGAACATCGAGCAGACCGTGAACGGTACTGCCTCCAACTCCGGCCGCGTTTCCGTGACGGTCGCCCGTAACGGTGATCTCGTGTCCGACATGTACGTCGAGCTCAAGGCTAAGGGCTCGGTTCTCAAGACTGCCACCGCCGCGGGTGCCCTCGATGACTGCTGGGCCGCCGAGCGTGCCATCAAGGATGTGGAATTATCGATTGGGGGTCAGAGAATTGACAAGCACTACCAGCGCTGGTGGCGTCTGTACTCCGAGCTTTACCTCGATGAGTCCA